GCTGAACCAAGGATAGTTGGCCTCGCCGCGGAGCCATGCTTCGAGGTTCACATCATCGAGCGACACCGGCTCGCTCGAAAGCGAGCCGGCTTCATCGTCGCCACCGCCATCGCCAGCATCAGCCGCAGGTTCTTCCTTCGGCGCTGCCTTGGCCTGCCGCTTGAGACGCCGCTCCACAAGGGCGCGGGTATCCTCGTCCTCGATCAGATCCTCGAGGTGCAGGCCTTGAGCGTCGTAGAAGATGCCATCCTGACAGAAGTGGGCAAACTGGTGCCTATCCCCAGGAGGGCGTTCGCCGTGGATGGTCGAAAAGTTACGCGACTTATCCAGGCGCAGTCGGGCGGGTGCTGACATGGGCGGTTACTCAGTGGTTGGCGATACGGGTGGACTTGGTTTTGCCGGCCGCGCCCGGACCATCCTGCACGGCGGAAGCGCCGCGCAAGGAGTGGTCAAGGTTGGTGGGGCCGCCGCGGACAGTACCGCCCATCTCGTCCTTGAGCTTCATGCCGTGCACGTTGTCCTGCGGATACGCGCACTTGATGGTCTGGCCGAACTTGGCCTTCTCATCGTAGATGCCGCTCGATTTGCCTTCGCCGAGATTGGTCTCGGTGAAGACGGTGTTCGTCTTGGAGCCAGTGCCCATGACGTCAGTTCTCCTCAGGTCGAGGCCCCCAATAGTCCGGGCGGCCGTCAATGGATGGACGCTGGCCGGAATATCGGTCAGCGCGCGAAAGCACCGAGTAACCGTCGAGGCCCGCGTTGCCGGTGTCGGAGGTCATTGGGTTCTCCGGCAGCGGGTTGGCAGGCTTGACGTTTACCGGCTGGTTGCGACGGGCTTCCCCGAACGGGGGATACACGCCGCCATAAGGATAAAAGCCCATCAGGGCCTCCCTTATTCGGTGGAAGCAAAACGGCCGCCCACGAGGAGCGGCCGTTCGGCGATCATGTGCGGTTCGGATCAGAACCAGTCGATGTCGACGTAGACATCGGCGGTACCGGCCGGCGTGCCGCCAACACCGGCAACGCCGGTGATGAAGAACGCGGTGTCCGCAGGCAGGTAGGCGAAGCCGTTGGCATCCGCAGCCTGTCCGACGGTGCCCGAACCATCGTTGCCTTCGAGGGCAATGTGGTGGGCAAAGTCGTTGAGCTGCATCGCCTTCGAACCGGTGCGGCCCTGTGCGTTCTGGCACAGCGAGCGGGCGCGAAACTCGCCCGTGCCATAGCCAGCGGTCGCTGAGGTGCCGAGCAGCCAGCGAGCGAACGAGTTGTCGCTCGCGGCCGTGCCGACACGCATCTCCGGAACGGAGGTGGTGCCGACCATCGCGGTCGTGACGTCGATCACGATGTCACGCACAAGGCCCTGCTTGCCGGGAGGGCCTTGGAAGGTGCGGGACACGGTGCCGCCGCCGAACGCCGATCCCAAGAGGGAATAACGCTCGCGGCGCGGTTCATCGTAGGAGGTCATAGCTCTGTTCTCCTTTCTCTCGGCTTACTGTGCCGAGTCCCACATCACGACGCGCGCATTGAGCGCATCGGGATGCACGAGACCAAAGCCGCCGAGGTAGTACCACGCGATGCCGCGCGACCGGCCGAAGTCGCCCGGCAGCTTGGCCCGGATTTCCTCCGGAATGCAGATGGCCTCTGTGACGGTATCGCCGCCCATGAAGAACGCCCAGGACGACTGCGCGTTGTTCCACGGATCGCTGGTGTTGCTCCACGGATCGAACGCCGTCGAGTCCGCAGCGCCGCCCTTCGGGATGAAGGTCTGCTCCACGAAGCGGAACGACTCGTAGCGGCCGATCTCGCCGTTGAACACATGCGCCAAGCCGGTCTCGGTGTACTGGTGCAGCGTCTCCAGCGAGTTCTTCAGCGGCCGGAACGTGGTCGGGTCGCTGATCGAGAGGTAGTCATCCATGATGTACGGCGGAATGTTCCGCGTTTTCATGGTGTCGCCGATCGCCTTGACGTGGCCGGTACCGAGCGCGACGTTGTTGACGACGCTGGCGGTGCCGTTGGTGTCGAGGTTGATCGAGGTGGTCGAGTTGCCGCCCGTGGGCTCGGCGCGCAGCGGGGTGCTCTTGAACTGCAAGAACGCCTCGATGTCGAAGTATTTGCGCGCGTCGTCCTTGAGCGTCTTGTCGATGATCGACACGACGTCGTGCTTGGCGAGGTCGGTCAGCTTGCCCGTATAGGGCACGCTGTTGCCAGCTTCGAACACCGTCAGCGAGTGCTGCTGCACGGTGAAGCCGGATTCCGGCATCGGCGAGGTTTCAGCGAGCCGGCGCCCTTGGGTGCCGATCACCGAATAGACGTTCCAGTGGTACTGATCGCCGCGGTTCAGGCCCTTCTTCGAGCCATCCTGCGCGTCGCACAACTGGCGGAATTTGGTGAGTGGCTGAACCTGAATGCGGAGCGTATCCGACAGCTCGTCGGAGTACATATACCCGCCCTCGGTCGCCACCGACCACATCTGTCCAGACATGGGGTGCTCCGTTTCGGAAATGATGGTGGTGGTTGAAGATCAGGCGACGTGCTGGCCGCGTCCCTTCCGCATGTTCATGATCACGTCCGAACGCGAGCGAGGTTGGCCGCTGTCGTTCTGACGGGATGGTGCAGGCGGAGGTGTTGAGGAGCGCGTCGGCTGGTTTGGTAGATTCGCCCGCCGAGCGTTGCGATCGACGTTCACCTCAACACGAGGCTGGTCTCTGCGCGGCTGTGCGGTGGGCTGTGGCTGCGGTTTCGAGCCGCCTTTCCACTCGACGAAACGGCCCTTCGCCTTGTCGAGCATCTGCTCTTGGTTCGACACAGGTTGCCCCTGTAGCCTCCAATGCTGATGCATGCGGGCGAGTTGCGAGTTGTCTTGCGGGATCTTCGACTCGTCTACTCCGAGCTGCTTCAACTCCTCGCGCTGGATCGCAAAAATCTGGTTCGCGATGACCTGTTCCGCGATAGGGTCTTTGGCAAGCTCGGGGTTGGCCTCTTTGAAAGCGTTGATCGCCCGGACCGACTTGGTGGTGTCGGCTTGTCGAAGCTGATCAATCTGAGTTTGTGTCAGGACGTTGGTGACGCGCTTGGCGATCGCCTTGTCCAGTTTCGCTCTCGCTTCCTTCGAGTCCGTGCCGTACCGGATTTCCTCGATCGCACCTTCAAGCTCGTCCTCGGGGTGTTGAGGATCGCCTTGGCCGTTCGGGTCCGATAGGTCGTCTTGCGTGTTGTTTCGATCCTCAGGGCGGTGAGGGTCGGCAGGGTCACGCTCCCTGTTTCCTTGGCGGATCTGCTTCGCCTGCTCAAGAAGGTCGCGGCTTTCCGCAAGATAGGTGTCGGCGGCTTCGACCTTCGCGGCACGCTCCAAGAGCTGCGCCGTGGTCAGTTTCAACTCCTTGCCGCGGACCTTGATGGTGTGAAGCGGCTCCTCCGCCTGCGGCTCGGGCTGCGGCTCGGGATCAGCCTGCGGCTCCGGATCAGGCTCGGCCTGCGGCTTCTGGCCGTTCCTGCCGTAGAGCATCGCCGGATCGTTGGCATCGCCGTTGAACTCGACCGGCGGCTCCTCGTCGCGCTTGAAGCGCTTGGCGATCTCGGCGCGCGCCTTGTCGGACGGCGACATATAGACCGGCTTGGCGGGCTCCCGCTCGCGCGGCTGGCCGGTTTCATCGTCGGAGCCACGCGGCTGATCTTCCAGCGGCGGCTCGGCATTGTCGTTCAAGCGGTCGGTGCGCGGATCAGGCGCGCGATTACCCTGATCGTCGGCAGGGTGCTGGCGGTTCCGGCCCTCCGACTCCTGATCGGATTTGCGGGCTGCGATGTCATCAGCGGTCGGCATAGGTTTCCTCTTGGGTACCGCCCGCGGCTGTCACATCGTCGGCGTTCTCCGGATCGAGCACGGCGCGGGCAAACTCTACGCGGTCGATCTCATTGAGCAGCCGTTCGGCTTCCTTCCCCTCGTTGATGATCTCGCGGCACCAATCCACGAGGTCGTCATAGCGGCGGATTTCATGCTGAAGCTGGCGGACCATGGCGGTGTCGGCCGGGTCGCATGAGTAGACCAGCGCGTCGTAGGCGCGGACTGCGACCTCGCGCGCTTTCTTCAGCAGAAACAAAACAGGACGCCGATAGGCGTCCTGCGAGAATTGGTGTTCGAGCGATGCCGAGGCTTCCATCATCCTCTGCATCGCCATCATCTGGCTTTGCGATGTCACGCTACCTCACAACGGCAAGAGCTTGTCTGGCCCCTGCTTCCCAAGAGACAGTAAGTTGAAACGCACCATCTCATTGCGGAAGCTCTCGATCGCCGCTGCGGTCTGCCGCTGCTGCTGTGAATTTTCCAGCATGAGGAGTGGCAAAAAGCTATCAACGCAGCCGTGCTTGTCCTCCGGCGCGCCGGTCTGTGGATTGAGTCCGGTCAGATGGACAAACTTCGGGCAGTCAAATTCGGCATTGATCGCGCGGCACGATTTCTTGAAGCCCGTCGCCGGGCACATGACTTTGCTATCAGGGAGCATTTGCGGCTACCGGAGGCTGTGCAGCTTGCGCGGCGGCGGCATTTGCGGCTGCAAGTGTTTCGGCTTCTGCTGCGGCCGTCGCGGCGCGTGCAGCTTTTTCAACGTTGAA